GTGGGAAAATCCGAAGATTTATTAGAAAAGAAAATCTTTTGGCATTATCCAAAGCGAATTGGACGTAAGATCTCTTCAATAGAATTCGTTTTATAGTGGATACGTGAATTCCGTCAACACTTCGCCAATGTCATGCAGACAAGGCATTTTTAGTTAGACTAATGGCAGTTGAGACAAGGTGGGGTTTCAGCTAGTTCCATATTTTCTGCAGCTAAGATAAAGGCTGATGAGTGATTTCCGGGTTATTGCTAACCAGAGATTCAACTCTATCCTGCACTTAGCTGTCAGATGGAACTAGCTCTCTGATGACTGTATTCCAAAATTAGAGTACCGGCACATATTCAAGGTTCACAACAATCTCTGCATATCCTATGTTTTCAGATGATGCACAGCCAGTGAACAACATTGCGACGAAAGCTGCATCTCGAGCGGAACCAGTTTCAGGTTCAAGGAAGATGTGATCGGCCGGATCCATAGGCAACCAAATCTATCTCGCAGTTTTGGAAATTTCAGCTGTCTCATGATATACGGATTTTTCCAATACATTATGAGTCAAACCTGGATTTCCAGAACTGTCTGTATAGACCTTTTTGCTAGGTATGAGCGCGATCGTCCTTGAGCCTTGTCGCTTCAATGCATTTTGCGTGAAATGGAATGTCATCACTGCCGACACTACTCTATATCTGGCAATGACATCATTCGAAATCGACGCCACAACGCTTCCAGTCTTATATGTGGACAATGCTGACAAATCAATTCCATCTGAGTCTTCCAGCATTGCAATTCTCCCAGTATCATTTGGATACATACACACCACAGCTTATCCCTTGTCATTAGTATTGACATCAAACTTGCTCCTATGTTACAAAACAGCAGTTGGAATGGCAAATCTCGAAGGTATTCTTCCACCCTGCCCAATTTCTGGCATAAGTACACTTTGTGCATAATTGTCTTTGGTTTCTTTATACTTCAAGATTGATGTCTATTATTTTGCAACCTAAGTCGTCTTCTTTTAAGGAACTATCTATTTCTAATTCTTAGGTTTAATTTACTAATTATTCTTCTATTTCTTCTAAATCATTTTTGTCATGTTTTGTTATGGTAATTATTTTTGTTCTGACAAAAACATTAATGGCCCAATTCCTGCCACAAAAACATCTGGTCTAATTTATGAGCATGGCAGTTTAATCACATCTCCAATGGTATCACACTTCTCAATAGAAATCATAAGATCTAAATATTATTAGTATGTCAATTACAGGGCCTACATCTAATAATAATCTATCATTCTTTATATCTCTTCTGTCACATCTATCTTATTTAACATCATTCTATGAAGAGATATAATCTCGAGAGTTTTTGTGATATCCCAAACTTTACCCATTCTAACTCTTGCTGCCCCTAAAACTTTGTTCAATGTTGGTCCTACTTCTGACAGCAAAATTTATCCAACCAAATATGAATGTTGAAATGGGTTTTAACAAATAGCTCTATTACTACCGGTATAATAATTTGATGTCCCTAGAGCTTTCATAAAATCTCGAATCATAACACTTTAACCTCCATCTTTAGAAGTGATCGAGAAACACTTCTTAGAACAAAAATCCATGTCAGCCCATGAATTTCCAAACATTACTTCCTTGTAACACCCCCCTAAACCAACCATCTGAGCTTATTTTGCATTCCTGACTGATCCTTACAAAATGCATCTTTCTAATTCCTCCTTAAACTATTTGGGTATCAATGCAACTGCATCATCTCCGGAGGCGACCATAACTGATTTATAACTATCAGTCAAGACACTGATATATTTAAATCCTTACTGATTTGGATAATCTCTCAATTTCAAATGGAATAATGGTATTTCTTAAAGGCAACCTGCTTAATACATCCAGTAATTAAAATACATAATAGTTCTAAGAGTATTCCCGACAGTAGTCCTGGTTGGATGACCACTTGGAGTAGTTCCTGAGATAATTTGAGTTAGCAACGTCTTATTATTCCACTTATATTTAATTCTGGATTTCTTATCTAATTACAATTCCAACAACTTCTCAGAGACTCTTTGAGAAAATCCAAAATATTTTGTCAAAATAGGCCATACTTTCTAGTAGTAGTAATCATCAACAATTTCTATTATTTATGCCCATTGAGTAGAATCAAAAGCTGATCCATCAGCTGAACATGGTACACAATCATGTACACTCTAAGCCAACTTGGTATAATGTTCCTTGAACTAGTCTCCATTCATGCCACTAATAAATTGAGGGGTAGCATTTTTCAAAGCCAATATATGAAATTCATTTGTCCAAGTCAAGAGACCAATATAATCACCTTTGGGATTTTGGATAGCTCTAATTCTAGTATCATCATTTAAGCATCTACCATTCTCATCAAATATAAGTTCTTTGGTTAAATGTTGTTCTCCATTTTTCGTCATAACCTCAAAATGTCCAGAAAAATTTTCATCTTCTTTTATCAGCAATTGATTGGCAATTTGTTTTCTGTACAATTCTTTCTTTTTTGACGACCAATTGGGATGATCAGCTAGCCAATTTTCAACTCCAGAAGTATGTGCTCCTTGAAAATATTCTTCAATAACAACACATAACTTATCTATTTGACTTTATGCAAAGTGTTTAAAGCCAGTTAAATATTCGGGATCAGGCTAGCTCCTAGCACACAATAACCTCGAAGACATAGAATAGAATAGATTAGTCAACGACTTACTAGACCATTCATGAGCAGTCATCCCTTCTATACTAAATCCAGACTAAAAAGGTTTTCTCATATCAGGTTTTTCATTCTTACACATATCATACACAGTCTCTTTGGGAACATTCCAAAATTCTTACAATACAGCAGGACTTTCAGTCATATCTATCTCTTTAAATGGATGAGTTGTATAATAAATCTCAGAAACATCAACATACTACTCTTTCTCTTCCACAACCTTTGCAGGAGTTTTGAAGAAATTTTTCAAATACTTACCTTCTTTCTTTGTGAGTTGTTACCTATTTGACAATTTTTCATATAAATAATTCAAATTTGAAATCTAAATAGCATCTAATTTACTAGTTAAAGACCTACAGAATGTGTCAATATACTATCCTATGTGGGTATCTTCTGTCAATTCTTTTATATCAGCCATTTAATATTATAAAGTTCCAGCCACTAATGGTCCATTATACAACGTTTATACGTCATATTTTTTATCTTCATCCGATCCAAAACAGAAATCCCATATTCCGATCTCAGAGATGCTCCTAAATCTGATAAGTCTAGGATCTGTATTAGCATATCCAACAATGAAAGGAAGTATTTATAGTGTATGCTAATACAAGGGACTATCTCTAAGCATTGAATGTTCATCAAAATTAATCTTAACTAATGGCCTCATACAAAAAATTGTCTCATTATATGCATTAAGATGGCTATCCAGCATTTTTCCAGTAGCAGCTTTCTAAATTTCATCATCAGTCTAAAAATTTTTCAGGGTATACAAGTGAGCAAAAACAGCAGTCCAATCTACTCTAGAGTTCTTATTCATCTCTTTAACTCTCCTCTCAATGATATCAATTTTCTAAAACTCTTTGATTCCTATACCAAACCATCCTCTAAAACCTTTTTGTTTAATTTAACTTTCTTTTTCAATAGCTATTCTTTTATTGAATATTCTCCAAGGTTTTCTTTTAATATTATTCAAATCACAATATTCTTCAAGTATACATGCCCTTGGTATAAGCACAGTGCGAAATGGTATCTGATGCTATTCGCAATATCCTGAATGATAAACAATTCCATTACAAGCATAGCTCTCATTCAGCTTAGTGGGAGCCACTAAAGCATGAATATATCTCCTATTCTGTCCTCTTGCTTCCATACTAACATTAAATCGAATGTTTCCATCTCGATCTAAATCAGCTTACACCTCAGCATATCCTTATGCTGAAGGCAATTAAAACCTTCCAACAAAAGCTGGGAATGTCATCATTGAATAATACAAAGGATATGGAAATTGCAAATCTGGGATATAATATGCACTGTCAATTGATATTCCTAATATAAGATTTTGTGCTTCATTACCAAGAAGAACAAAAAAGACGGCATTAAACTCCTGAATAGTTCCCAAGAACACATTGACTCTACCTGGTAGCAGATTCATATTCGCCTACCATTATTATAATTAATCAGCTTAAGCATTGAACATTCCATTCATGAAAACTATATTGGCTTAATCAACTCTTTCTTTTTCCATTTAATTCAATGTTTATTTCTTCAGTAACTTCATAGCTTTTTCTCTTTAAGACTGTATGTATATTGCTTATTCTATTTCAGATGCTGTTGGATTATTCATACGAAAGCGATTGTTCAATTCTTCTAATGGCAACATATCTTCATCATTAAACTATATGACATCTAATACACCGTGGATCTAATCATATCTTGGATATTTGGTAAATCTATGTTCCTCAATATATTGTCTGTCATAATCATCTTCTTGTGGTCGTACAGCTATGTAATACACTCTTTGAGCATATTGAGCCAATGCTTTGTAATATAAATTGGCATGTTTAGCATACTTAGCACCGATATCTATGATGTACAAATTTTTATCAGGGTTTTCTGATAAAAATTTTCTTCCTCTCTCAATCACTCTATTCATAGTCATACATGCAAATATGTTGGCTATTGTTCTTGGAGCAGCGTGGTTGGATGAATTTGATCTTAAAAATCTATTGTTATCATGATTTTTAAATGATAAGCCATTTGATTGCAAATCATTTAATAAATGAGTGCTTAGCGGTCCAGCAGTATTCACATCAACACATGAATTGAGAGATGAAACAAACATGGTTCGCATATCTGTTCTAATCTCCTATTCAATATTGTTATGATTGAATATTGCTACATGCTTAGCTGCAATATTAGCATTAAAAGATTCAGTCATCTATTGCATTCTCATCATTTTGTCATTCATCATTTCCTTCCTAAACTACAAGACACTAATTGAGCCGACAACCTGTTCATCACATTCCTATTTCTTATTAGATAGTCGTCCAGGGACAATCTTATCCACATCAGGCAAGCCTAAATCACTTTATCTAGCAGTGACTGGAACAGAAATAGTTATTTGTTTATATTCCACAGATTCATACAAAAGAGGCAAAATTTTCTTTATTCTATTATCACCTTAAAATTCAGTGATATTCATATGTTGATCGCTTTTCAAAGTGGAATAAACAATTTCCTTCATGCTATACGACTTAACAGAGCTAAATTTCATAGCTAAATCTAAACAATCAATCAAATCAGGTGAAGATGGTCCTTTAGTAAAAATCACATGATTCTAAAAGAATTATTTGATTAACTAATGGCCTTCAGCATTCCGTCTTTGAGAGACAATTCTATTATTAGCGGTTCTAACTCTATCAATATTCGTATTAGTGATTTACTTACCTTCCTTCACTAATTAATCGATGAATTAAGTAAACAATTTAAGAGAAAGATTTTGCTTCTTACTCTCATCATTATATTACTTTTACATCTTAATATATTAGCTTTTGGTATAGCAATTCACTGGTTTTATAATCAATGAAGTTTAATCCTTCTTCATATCTTATTAAACCTATTTAGCATTTGGATGTTTGTGATGATGAACAGATGCCAAGTCATTCTTCAGAGGAATCTAAGTACACACATAAGCATGTGAATTATATGCACATGGATATCCAACTCTGCCAGGAGAACAGAATTAAATTCCGGACTTCTCTGACAATTCGCCTGTTCTCTGAGCGTAAGGAAAATCGTGTTGTGTCATCCACTCAGTTGGCAATCGATTGATATATGCAGCCAGTGCACATGCATATGCTCCACATTATCCATTGGGCATTGACAAATAAGCATATTCATACTTAACAAAAGAATTTTTAATTATATCTCCGTATATACATTAAAAATTTTATGGTAGGTCATGACCAAGATGTTCTTTAGGTTCAGCACACAATACACTATATGCTTCTTCTATGGCAGCAGCTAATTCAGAGGTTTCAGAATACCTCTACTTCACTATCCTATCATAAAAGTACAAAAGAACAGAAACAATGTCGCTATTTAATGGTTGGGGTTTGGGGGTGTTACAAAATTTGTTTTTATTTTAGCGGGTGTTTTTAT